AAGCGGGGATTAAACTAACTAATTTTACTAACGGGGGAGAAGGTGCATCTGGGTGCATTCCCACAGCAGAAACGCGGGCAAAAATGTCAGCTGCAAAAATGGGGAAAACTCATTCTGAAGAAACGCGGGCAAAAATGTCTGAGGTTGGAAAAAAAAGAACTTTTTCTGCAGAAACGCGGGCAAAAATGTCAGCGGCGGGTATGGGGAAGACTAGATTTTTGGGAAAAACTCATTCCGAAGAAACAAGAGCAAAAATGTCAGCAGCGCAAATGGGGAATACTAACTTTTTAGGAAAAACTCATTCCAAAGAAGCAAAAGCAAAAATGTCAGTGACATGCCAGGGTGAAAAAAATAGCATGTATGGAAAAACTCATTCTGCAGAATCGAAGGCAAAAATGTCTGAGGCTGGAAAAAAAAGAACTCATTCTGAAGAAACGCGGGCCAAAATGTCAGCTTCACATAAATTAAGGAGAATCAATGGATCCACTTGATATAATCCTAGAAAAGTTAGTTGATCAGAAAAATAGAATGATTAATGACCTGGTGATTGGCAATAAAGATTTTGAAGAGTACAAGCATGCATGCGGTGTAGTCCGGGGTCTGCTTATCGCGATTAGCACTGTTCAAGACCTTAAAGAGTTAATGGAGGGAAACGATGACTGAAGAAACTATTGAAGCAACAAATGAAGAGAAGGCGAAACAACTGCCTGACCCAACAGGTTATCACGTTTTGTGCGCTATTCCTACCATAGAAGCAAAGTATGATAGTGGTATTTTAAAAGCAGATAAGGTTCGGCAATTTGAAGAAGCTTTAAGCACAGTGTTCTTTGTTATAAAACTTGGTCCAGATGCATATAAAGATCCTGTGCGTTACCCGTCCGGACCTTGGTGTAAAGAAGGAGATTTTGTTTTAGCTAGGCCCACTTCTGGTACTCGTTTGAAGATTCATGGCAAGGAGTTTAGAATCATGAATGACGACAGTATTGAAGCGGTTGTACAAGATCCAAGAGGCATTTCACGTTCGTAGTGCAGATCGTAGTAAAGGTGTTCACACCACCACATTTTAAAGGAAAAAGATAACATGGAAAAAACTGAGTTTGAATTTCCAGACGAAGTAGAAATTGATGTAGATGTAAAGGCAACAGAAGACGGGGCGGAGATATTTATAGATATTGAAGATGATACCCCCAAAGAGGATCGAGGTAGAACTCCGCTACCAAAAGAACTAGTTGAAGAACTAGAAAAAGATGAGTTAGAAGAATATTCTGACAAAGTGAAAACTCGTCTAAAACAGATGAAAAAAGTTTGGCATGATGAGCGCCGTGAAAAAGAACGGGCTATGCGGGAACAAAATGAGGCAGTATCTTTTGCTCAAAGAGTATTAGAAGAAAATAAAAAACTTAAACATACTTTATCCGAGGGGACAAAAAGTTACAATGAGACCTACAAAAATGCTACTGAGTTGGAGCATACAGTGGCTAGAAAAGCTTATAAAGAAGCATATGAGGCAGGTGATTCTGATGCATTGATGGAGGCGCAAGAAAAATTAACAGAGTCTTCTTACAAGCTTCAACGTGCAAAAGAATCAAATTCTCCTTTACAAAAGGAAGAAAGTAGTGTATATGTGGGGGCAGAACAATCACAATCTCAAGTGCCCCTTCCAGATGCACGGGCTTTAGATTGGAAAGAAAAGAATACTTGGTTTCAACACGATGAAGAAATGACCGCGTTGGCACTAGGCTTAGAGCAGAAATTAGTAAGACAACATGGTTCTCGTTTTGTGGGCACAGAGAAATACTGGAGTACCATTGATGAGACAATGCACAAAAGATTCCCTGATTATTTCGGGGGGGAAGCAACAACAACGCAGACCGGGGGCGGCAAGCCCGATTCGCGCACAGGAACACGTCCTGCCACAGTGGTTGCTCCTGCGACTCGTAGTACATCTTCCAAACGGGTGTATTTAAAAGAGAGTCAACTAGCGTTAATAAAAAAGTTAGGAATTTCTAACGAAAAATACGCTAAAGAATTCCAAAAAACTTCAACGGAGAGCTAACATGACAGACAATAAAAATCTTGCACGCGAATTAGATAAACGTACTAATGTGGAACGTCCTAAACAGTGGACACCCCCTGAGTTACTTCCGGAACCGGATAAAGAACCAGGATATGCTTATCGTTGGATTCGTATTTCTACACTTGGACGCGCTGATCCCCAAAATCTTTCCTCAAAACTAAGAGAAGGGTGGGAACCCGTTAAAGTAGAAGAACAACCCAAGTTCCAACTGTTGGTGGATCCTAATAGTCGGTTTAAGGACAATATTGAGATCGCCGGGTTATTGCTTTGTAAGACCCCAGAAGAAATGGTACAACAACGAAGTGATTATTACTTAGATGTTACCCAAAAACAAATGGAGTCTGTAGACAATAGCTTTATGAAACAGAATGATTCCAGGATGCCTCTCTTTTCAGAGAAAAAATCTTCGTCATCATTCGGAAAAGGAAAATAAACTTAACTTTTGGAGTTTTTAATTATGGCTTACCCTACAGTATCAGCACCCTACGGGCTTCGGCCGGTAAATCTGATAGGCGGACAGGTTTTTGCAGGGGCTACCCGTCAGATGGAAATTGCTTCAGCTTATGCTACTAATATATTTTATGGCGATTTTGTCAAAAGAGTTATTGGTGGTACGATTCAAAAAGATACAGGTACTACTGCTAATACCCCTTGTGGTGTATTTTTAGGCTGTACTTACACCGCAGCAAATGGAACTATAACACAGTCGCAATATTATCCAGCATCTGTGGCTATTGTTTCTGGTACTAAAATTTATGCTACTGTTGCAGATGATCCTGACACTTTATTTCAAGTGGCTGTCTGTTCAAGTGGTGTAACAATGGCTACCGTTACTACAAGTGCAATCGCTACTAATATGTCTATATTAGCTACTGCGGGAAGTGCAACTACTGGCAATAGTAGTTATTCAGTTTTAAGCACCTCACCAGCGGTTACTAGCACATTCCCAGTACGCGTTATCGACGTTGTTCCTGAAACCGCTACTTCTACTACGACTTACGCAGAAGTAATTGTTAAAATCAACTTTGGTATTCATCAATATAACAATGCAACAGGTCTAGCTGTCGTATAAAGGAGTAATTTAAATGGCTATTTCACGCGCACAGATGTTGAAAGAGCTCCTTCCGGGGCTAAACGTGTTGTTTGGTAATGAATATGAACGATACGGAGAAGAACATAAAGAAATATATGAAGTTGAAACTTCTGAACGTTCTTTTGAAGAAGAAACAAAGTTGTCTATGTTTTCTGCCGCACCTGTTAAAAACGAAGGTTCTGCCATCGCTTATGACAATGCACAGGAAGCTTGGACTGCTCGCTACAACCACGAAACTATTGCCCTTGGCTTTTCGCTGACGGAAGAAGCAATCGAAGATAACCTCTACGATACTTTGTCCTCACGTTATACCAAAGGTTTAGCCCGTGCTATGAGCTACACGAAGCAAACTAAAGGAGCTGCAGTTTTAAACAATGGTTTTTCATCTTCGTACAAAGGTGGTGATGGAGTTGCATTATTTTCTTCTTCACATCCTCTTGTATCAGGCGGTACTAACGCCAATCAACCAGCTACAGCTGCTGATTTGAATGAAACTTCTTTGGAAGCTGCGGTTATTCAGATTGCTGCATGGACAGATGAACGTGGGTTGTTAATTGCTGCTAAACCACGTAAATTGGTTGTTCCTCCTGCATTAATGTTTGTTGCTACTCGGTTGCTTGAAACTGAATTACGAACTTCAACCGCTGACAATGATATTAACGCATTGAAGAACAATGGCTCGATTCCTGAAGGATATTGTGTTAATCACTTCTTGACCGACACCAATGCTTGGTTTCTAACTACTGATGTTCCTAATGGTATGAAGCACTTTATTCGTGCCGCACTAGGTACTTCAATGGATGGTGACTTTGATACTGGTAATGTTCGGTACAAGGCAAGAGAACGATATTCGTTTGGATGGAGTGATCCTCTAGGAATGTGGGGATCAGCCGGAGCGTAGTAGAATCAGGTATTTAGCATCACTAACCCCACCTAATACGTGGGGTTTTTTATTGTGCTTGACTTTATACATATAAAGTGGTAAAAAGAGAATAGCCCAAGATTTAATTTTACCATATAGACTGACTTGGCAGACGTTATAGAGACTATATGGGTAACACGTGCTATAACACAGGAGACATATTATGGCAAAGTCAACATTTCAAGGCCCCGTTAAGTCATTAAATGGCCTTATCGGTTCAGGTCCAGGTAACGTAGTAACTCTCGCAACTTCCACTCAATTAACAGTAGACGACCATGCAGGTAGGTTAATTCGAGTCAATGCTGCTGCAATAACTCTTACACTTCCACTAATCAATGCTACTGCGTTTGATCCAGCAGATGGCCCTGGTTTTGCACCATCAGGTTTAAATAATCAAGGCGCAACATTCAACTTTCTTATTACTACAGCATCAACCACATTAATTATTACTACTTCAGGCACTACTGATAAATTTTATGGGTCTATTTTTGCAGGTATAGACGCTGCGGCTACTGGTAAAGTATGGGTTCCAGCCGCAACTAATGCAGTTATTACTCTTAATGGCACCACTAAAGGTGGGGTTGTTGGAAGTTTTGTAACTGTTACCGTTTCCAGTGCGCTTGCTTGGTTTGTTAGTGGAAGAACCATTGCTAGTGGTACTATAGTAACTCCATTCTCTGATTCTTAATTTTAGGGGGTTAATATGCAATATGACGTCTTAGCGTCGGCCCCTTTGACTGCAACAGGTCAGGTTACTGATAATGCCAGTAGCCCTAATAATTTACTTAGGTTGCGTATAAAAGGGTTGTATTTTATAAATGGTGCTACCGCAGGATCAGTTGTTTTTAGAGATGGAGGAGCAAGTGGGTCGGTACTTTTAACTTTAAATACACCTGCTTCTACTGCTAGTGGTGCAAGTTACATTATTATGCCGGGAGAAGGAATTTTAGTTGGTACAAACCTTCACGGTACAGTAACAACAACTACATCAGTAGTGGTGTTCTATGGATGATAAACCACTAACAGACTCGCAACAGAAGAAAAACCAAGCTGTCGAAGATGAAAAATTTAAAAAAATTCCTACTACAAAAACTGGAATGGGTGATGAGGTATTACCTACACTAGAGGACATTAAAAAGGGCTTTAAAAAGCTTCGTGATGGAGTTGGCGAAATGTTCCAAAAAGAGCCAGCGCCCGTTAAAAAAGCTAAAGGTGGTTTGGTTACTCGTGCAGATGGTGCAGCTAAACGTGGTAAAACTAAAGGACGGACTATATAATGGAGGATATGCTAGCGCGTTTAAAGAAAGAGGATGCAAGAATTAAAGGAGAGTTTGCGCTAAAACATAGTAATTCCAAAGACAAAGTGCTTAGATCAATGGCAGAGGGATTTAAAAAAAGTTTAGATAATGATACATCCATAATGCTAGAAACTGGGTCTGGAATGGGTCGGAGGATTAGCCCAACTGGAAAAGCATACGGGACGCAGATGAAAAAAGCGGATAGTGGGAGGTATGAAGAAGAGGTGGTTGAAAAAGCCAAGGATCTAATACCCCCAGAAAATCTACCCCAAAAAAAAGCTAAAGGTGGCGTAGTTAAGATGGCTAAAGGGGGTTTAGTAACTCGTGCAGATGGTGCAGCTAAACGGGGTAAAACTAAAGGACGGACTATATAATGGGAAAAGGCAGCAATCTATTAGGTACTCTAAGTCCTCTTATTGGAGCAATAACGGGAAAAGGCTTATTTGGGCGACTAATAAATGGTAAGGAAGAGGAGGAAGAAAAAGAAAAAGAAGAAGGAAACGCCGGAAAAGTTCCTCAAGTGGCATCCCAAGGAAACCAAGTAACATATAAAAAAGGTGGTTTGGTTACTCGTGCAGATGGTGCAGCTAAACGCGGTAAAACTAAAGGACGGACTGTATAATGATGAAATCAAAAATGATGGCTAAAGGCGGTATGCACAAGATGCCAAATGGTAAGATGATGAAAGACTCAGCTATGCCTGAAGCTCTGGCTAAACATGCTGCTAAACCCGCTTCTAAAGCCCACGCGGGTCTTAAAGCTGGTGGCTTTGTTCGTGCTGCTGATGGCGTTACTCGTACCGGTAAAACTAAAGGTAAAACTCTGTAATGAGGCCGTCCAGGGGTATGGGGGATATTATGAAAACCAAAATGCCTAAAGGAAAAGCTAAAGGTGGTTGGATTAAAGACGCAATTAAGAAACCTGGGTCTTTACGTAAATCACTAGGTATTAAGGAAGGAAATACTATTCCTGCTAGTAAATTAGCTAAAGCAGCTAATGCCCCTGGTAAACTAGGCCAAAGAGCGAGGTTAGCTGAAACATTAAGAGGTTTTAAACATGGCTAAGACTCCTGCATGGACTCGAAAAGAAGGTAAGTCTGAAAAAGGTGGCTTAAATGCCAAAGGTAGAGCTTCATATAACGCAGCTAATCCAGATAAACCTGGGCTAAAAGCCCCACAGCCAGAAGGTGGTAGCCGCAAGAAGTCATTCTGTGCGAGAATGTCTGGGATGAAGAAGAAGTTGACCTCTGCTAAAACAGCGAATGATCCAGATAGCCGAATAAATAAAAGCCTTCGGGCATGGAAATGTTAGATGACAACTTCGAGCGTTACAACATTTAATCTAGATCTTAACAATTTAATAGAAGAAGCATTTGAGAGATGCGGGTCTGAACTTCGTTCGGGCTACGATATGCGTACTGCACGTAGATCTTTAAATTTACTTACTATTGAGTGGGCAAATCGCGGAATAAATTTGTGGACTATAGAACAAGGTCAGATACCCCTTACCACTGGGCAGATATCCTATCCAATTCCTACAGACACAATTGACCTACTTGATCACGTAGTTAGAACTGGTAGTGATAGTAACCAAATTGATATTAATATCTCACGAATTTCCGAGTCTACGTATTCAACACTGCCTAACAAGAATGCACAGGGTAGACCAATACAAGTGTGGGTAAACAGACAAACTGGAGTCACTAGGTCTACAGCTAATACAACTTTAGCTGCAAGTATTTCTGCAACTGCTACAACAATTGATGTAACATCTGCTGTTAATCTACCAGCTGCTGGATTTATTACTATTGGCACAGAAACTATAGCATACCAAAATGTATCTAGTAACCAACTACTAAACTGTTATAGAGCACAAAATAATACTACAGCTGCAACACATACAATTGCTGATAGCATATTTGTTACTAATTTACCAAATATAAACATATGGCCTACCGGAGATGGTAGTGGCCCTTATACCTTTGTATACTGGCGTTTACGTAGAATGCAAGATGCAGGTGATGGTAGTACAACTCAAGATATACCATTTAGATTTTTACCAGCACTTGTTGCTGGGCTTTCTGTTCAGTTAGCATTAAAATTGCCTGGTGGATTTGAAAGATTACAAGTTCTAAAAATGGCATATGATGAGCAGTGGATGCTAGCGTCAGATGAAGATAGAGAAAAAGCTCCTTTAAGGCTAGCACCTAGAGTGGCTTTTAACTAATGTCATCTAAATACTCATCTGGTAAGAATGCGATAAGTGAGTGTGATCGTTGTGGATTTAGGTATAAACTAAAAGAACTAAAGCGGTTAATAATTAAAACAAAGAATGTAAACATATTAGTATGTAAAAGTTGCTGGGAACCCGATCAACCACAATTATCTCTAGGGTTGTATCCAGTTGATGATCCACAAGCGGTACGTAATCCAAGGCCGGATACAAGTTATAATGTGTCAGGAGAAAATGCTCTAGGTAATCCAAGTGGTGGTAGTAGAATAACGCAGTGGGGATGGAATGCAGTAGGTTTAAATAACTCTCTTGAGCTTATAGATATAAACAACGAGTTATTAGCTACAGGAGAAATAGGTACAGTAACTGTAACAACTACTTAAAAGGAGTAAAAAATGGCAAAAGGTGGAAAGACTAATGAGCAGATGAAGAAGTTGGGCCGTGGTTTGGCTAAAGTTGCTAATCAAAAGAAACCAGTACATCCTGTTAAAAAGGCATATATATGAGCGAAGAATTTAAATATTTTCCTGAAAATACACCTAATCCTACTGGTAAATATACTCAACCAAAAGAGTATACTGTAGAAAATATAGGTAATGGTTACCCTAATAAAATTGCTAGCACACAAACTAAGAAGATGCGTGGTGCTGGTGCAGCTACAAAGGGTACAAAGTTTAGTAAAAATAGCCAGGTGTAAAGGGATAAATGAACTATACAGAGCTTACTGCAGCTATTAAGGGTTATTGTGAAAACAGTTTTCCTGATACAGTTACCTCATTTACTACAGCAACTCAAATAGCTACATTTGTAGGAAATGCGGAAGAACGTATTTATAACACTGTTCAACTTCCAGCGCTTAGAAAAAATGTAACAGGAACCATGACTGCTAGTAATGCATATTTGTCAGTACCATCAGACTGGCTTTCAAACTTTTCTATGGCGGTAATAGACCCTGTATCTGGGGATTACTCTTATTTACTAGATAAAGACGTTAATTTTATTAGAGAATCATTTCCTAATCCAACTAGCACAGGGAAACCTACACATTACTCAATATTTGA